AACAAGCTGTATCTACAGAGCTTGGTCAGACACCTAAAGACTTGGACGCTACACAGATTGGTCTTGCTGCTTTGATTGGTGCTGTTGGTGGCTTCTTTGAAGCTAAGGGTACTATGGCTGTCCCTGCTGGTAAGACTGGTGCTGACCAACTCACTGACATCTTGAAGAAGAAACAAGCAGTACCTAAAGACCCCAACGCACCTATCACATCTACTGAGCGCATCTTGATTGATCCTGTCACTGAGAACATGGACAAGGTTGTTGAAGACTTCATTAAGATTGAAGGTAGACGTATCTTGGACGAGGTCAATCCTGCTACAGCTTTGACAGATGCGAAGGTTCAGAAGGACATGTCTGCTCGTGCTGTTCGTGTGGCGATGCACGTCATTGAACAAGATCCTACATTCCGACTTAAACCGGGTCAGCAAACTAGCTCTGCCATCAACGAAGTGTTCTCCAACTTGGACAACGTCAACGATGCTGTGCTGGAACAAGCCATTCGTAAAGAAGGACTGACACCAGACGACTTCGCCAAAGCAAACAAGATGACTGTGTCAGAGGCTGCTCAGGTAATGCAGCAATACTCTGCAGCATCAAAGGTGCTCAAGCGCATGACAGAGATTGACCCTGTCATTAAGCAGCAGGTCGATGAGTTGTTTGCTAAACCAGACAGTCAAGTGTCAGCACTTGGTCGTGTTGGTCAAGCTATTCGTTTTGCTGAGCGTGAATCTAAGGCGTTCATTGTGTCCGGTATCGGCACCACAGTTCGTAACGTCTTGGGCACCACTGTTGGTCTGACATACAACTCTGCTGCTTCGCTGGTCGAAGGTGCTTTGTACACTGTTGGTCGTACACTGGATGGTGCTGCTAAGGGTCAACGACTCACCACAGCTATGCGTAGTCTTGGTGACACAATGAGTGATGCATTCAGCGTCTATGGCTACATGGCAAAGGGTGGGTTGTCCACTGAAGTGACAGACACTTTGTTGCAACACAACCCTGCGTTGCGCAACAACATCTTGAGTGCTACACAGGAAAGCTCCACCACTGAGTTGTCTAAGGCTGCACAGGTCTTCAACACCTTGAACGTGGCACAAGACGCTTTCTTCCGTAAAGCCATCTTCAACGCTTCTGTTGAGAAGCACATGCGCCGTGCTGGTTTGGACATGTATGAAGTGATTGGTCAAGGCAAGACCATCCCAGCATCCATCTTGCAACAAGCTACAGACGAAACTCTGAAGGCTACATTCTCGTACACACCAAAGGTTCAGAAGCAAGGCATTCAAACCTTTGAAGCTGGTGCAGAAGCTGCAGGTAACTTGTTTGTTAAGGCTGCTGAATTTCCCGGTGGTAGTTTGATCGCTACATTCCCGCGCTTCATGTCTAACGCCATTGCTTTCCAGTATCGCTATAGCGTCTTTGGTGCAGCGTCAGGTATGGAAGACTTGTTGCAGGGTTCTTTGTTGAAAGCTGCAGGCTCTTCCGGTGGTGAAGCTCTCATCCGTAAAGGCCAAGAGAACATTGCTAAGGGTGTTGTTGGTACAGCAGCATTGGCTGCAGCGTATGACTACCGTCTGAACAACCAAGACACTGAATGGTTCAACATTAAACAAGATGATGGTTCCACTGTTGACACTCGTGCTGTGTTCCCTCTTGGTCCAACATTGGCTGTTGCCGACTTCATGGCTAAGCGTAAGATGGGGTTGGAGCCAAAGACTGCTGAGATGGTTGAGTCCATCGTTGGTATGAAGATGCCAGCAGGTACACAGAACCAATTCCTTGATCAAGTGTTTGCCGCTATGTCGTCTGAGAAAGAAGCAGACAAGCTTGAGATTGCTTTGGGTAAAGTGTTGGGTGACTTCGTTGCTCGTTTCTCACAACCATTTGTGTTCAAGAGCGCTTACGAATTCTTCGACTTGTTCCGCGAAGAAGGTGCTGTTCAGCGTGACCCTAACGTCATCACTGCTGAAGGAAGTGGTGATCGTTTCTTGGAAGCTGCTACCAATCGTGTGCAGGGTAAGTTGCCTGTTCTCAAAGAAGAACTTCCAGAAGCTGTTCCACGTTTGCGCGAAGGCCCAGTGTACAAGGAAGGTGAATTCTTCTACAGCTTGGTTGGTGTACGTGAAGCACCACCAAAAACTGTTGCTGAGAAAGAGATTGTTCGACTCGGTATCGATCCATTCAAACTGTATGGTCCATCGTCTGGTGACCGTTTGTATGATCGTGCCTTTGTTGAAGCTGCTAACCCAATGGTCATTAGCGCCATTGAGCGCACCATAGCAAACAAGCGCTACCAAGCACTGTCTCCCACTGAGCAGAAGCTGGCGCTGACAAACGTTGTTCGTGATGTGACAAGTATTGCTCGTGACAAAACAGACGGTAAGTTTATGTCTGAGGATTTGTTGCGTGTGAAGAAGATGCGTTTCGACAAGCTGTCACAAGATCAGCGCAAGGTTATCAACGAACGTTATGCTCGTGATAATAATGGTGTAACTCTGGAAGAAGCCAAAGACTACAAAGCTGTCGATAAGTATGAGGCAATGCTGGGTAATCTTGCATTCGCCAAAGGTGGTGTTGTTGGTAAAGTGTTGGGTAAGAAAGCTGTCGGTGAAGCTGCTGAACCAATCTTGGAAACACTCAAGAAGAAAGCTGCCACTGTTACACCAACAGACGATGCAGCCATCGACACCATCATCAACAAACAATTGTCCAGCCCTGCACCGTCTGCAGCAATGGATCAAACCGCCAACATGTTGATGGGTAAGAAGCCTGTGCTGCCTAAACCTGCAGCAAAGCCTACGCCTACGCTTCCTGAAGCGGCAGCAAAGCCACCAGAAGCGCCTGCGTTGAGCCAAACAGAGCAAGCCCTATCTACCCCACCAGCACAGACGATAGAGGCTCCTGCGCCCTCTAAAGCCTTTTCTGATGAAGACTACATCATGGGTGAAGAGGCTATGTTGGAATCGTATACGCCTGCTCAGTTGAAGAGTATGAAAGTATCCAGTCCTGAAGAGTATGAAAATACTCTGCATAGTTTCACTGCTCAAGCTAAAGGGTTGAAGTTTTCTGAGACACCACCACCGCCTTTTGCTAAGAAGGCTGATGATTCTTTGGTAGACAATATTGAGTATGACATTGATGGCAACGAAGTGTCTGTGAACGGTATTGCTGTTAAACCAAGCAAGGGTGCTGACTCAATGTTGGATGATGAGTTGGCCTCATTTGAAGCCGATGTTGTGACAGAACCTCTTGGTAAGAAGACAAACGGTTTCGACTCTGGTGATCTTAATTTTAAAATTCCAGAATTGGACATGGACGATGCTACCATGTCAGAGCAAAAGAACTACGTCAAACAACGCAATGATTTGTTGGATTCAATTAGACAGTACAGGACTAAAGAGTTCAGTAACATTCGGAAAGATGAATCGTTTGATATGTTTGACGATGAAGTTTTGGGTGTATTGCAAGGAGAATTCAGGGCTAAGTTCAATCGTGAATTTAGTGTAGCGTCTGATAAAGATGTTGGTATGAAAATGGCAACTAGCTATCAGAATAAACTTGATACTCTTCGTGAACAATACAAAGATATTCCCGATAAGAAACTATGGCATGGGAATAAACCAGCCAAGATCGCACCAGTAAAAGCAAAAGGATTCATGAGTCCTCAAAAAACATCTAGTTACCATGAAGAGTTTATGGTAGGTGCTCCTTCTTTTACTAGCGATCTAAACCTGAACGCAGTTAACGAAGGTTTTGGTGGTACAAATCCCAATAATATCTTGTATACAAAAATGCCATATGCAGATTATGTGTTCACAAGAATTAACATGTCACCGGGTGCTTATGAAAATAAAGACCTGAACACTGTTGCAAGATCAATCAATGGGTCATCAACAGTTGTTCGTCCAATAGCTTTACCACGTGCTGGTTATTTTGAAAAAGAAAACATGATGGTTGAGGCTGACAAGCTTAGACTACGCAGTGCTGCTAGTGATATGGAAGCGTTGACTGCCCCATCTAAGAGGGACGCATCGCCTGAGATGTATAACGAGACAGCCAAACGGTTTGAGGCTACATTGAAGAATGCGGTTAATAACAAGAGTGTTGCTGATGCATACACAACATATGGTGGTGTTCGTGATCTGATGAGCGTCATCAACAATATGGCATCAAATGTTTCAGTGAAGGGTGGTCGTGGTCATCAAGCTGCTACAAAATTAAACTCGTTATCTGACAAGGCTAAGGAAATAAATAAAGTCGCTAACATTCTTGATGCTGCTGGTGCAAAACAAAAAGCACAGACGCTTAGAGATTTTACCAAAGCATTGTCTAACTACGGGTCAAACTTTGGCGGTGACGCTTATGAGGAAGCTGGTCGTATTAAAGAGCTTAATGCTGTATTCAATGCAGCAGAAAAGCTGGCGAAGGGTGGACTAGCAAGTCGTCGGTGATAAGTACAGACGAAAAAAAGGGCAGCCGATGAAGCTGCCCTTTTTATTTGGGATACCGGGTGTGAGTCGAACACACAACCTACGGATTTGGAATCCGTTGCTCTGCCAGTTGAGCTACCGATATACATAAATGGAAGCGGGGGAAGTACTCGAAACTTCTGCGTAGAGCTTATGAGACTTACGGATGCCCTGAATCCCCGCTGTCAATGTTATATCACAACTTGAAAGCTTCTTTCAACTGTGCTGTCGCAGCCTCTACAAGCTTCGGATGACGATACTCATAGATGTCAGGAATCTTCAACACGTGATGTTCCATATTATCAATCAATTCCTTGTGGTCGTAGCAGGCTGCTTGGTAGTTGCCATCGTCAACAAAGACAACAGCATCCGCCCATTGAAGCTGCACCTCATCCAACACAATCAAAGCATATTCGCTGGACGTACCAACTGCTCTGGTGTTGAAGTTGAACGGCTCGTTAGACAAGATCCAAGCTAACGTAGGACTACGCAACAACCCAGCAGAACAGACACACAACACTTTCTTGTTGCTGCCTTGGTGAGGGTTGCGCATATTATGTAGACGATTGAATGTCATTTACTAATCCGTGCAAGGTTGTCAAAGTATGCAGCATTAAAGCCACGCTCCCATTCCATGCCAGCCAAGCTAGATGGATCGTAGCTGTTGGTGAGCCAGCCACGGCTGAAGGCATAGTAGCCCTTCTCAAACTGGATACGCAGCAAATGCTGTGGTCGTTTAAACTGTTGCATGATTGTCTCCATAAAGTTCGTTGCTAAGCAGATAACCTTCTAGCTCCCACATCTTGTTGATGGCATCTTCGTATGCATACTTCTCACCAAGGGCTACGTTGAACTTGGCAGGGTCTACACAAGCGCTCTTACCGAGGATGAGAAAGCCACAATGCAGATGTAGAAAACACAACGTTGTTGTTGTATCAGCAACGCGATAGTACTCCACCTTCTTTGTCTTTGCCTGCATGTCTGTGGTGGTGACAGACGTGCGCTTCACAGGTTCATTCGGCTGATTCATCGATGTAAGCCTCATCAACTTTCTTGACGATGTACTGGTGAGCCAACACAGCAGCGATGTGTGCGTTGCTTTCCTTGTTAGGCTGCTCAGGTTCAAATGTAATCTGAATAGAGAGGCTGCCATCGTTGTCGTCAGTGAAGACAATAGTTGCTTTATTGGTTGACATATTCATGTCCTTTCAGTTGGTTGATTTTGAGGTTGTAGCAATCAGACTTCACAGTGTAGCCATTGCTGGAATCAATTGTACCCTTTTTCATGAACACGCTGTCAAGCATATACTGTTGTTTTTCGTACACACCCAAGAACCAACCTACAGATAGGTCATTCTTAACTCGCACGAAAGCATAGTAGTCACACTCTTGAGTTGTATTCAGTCCAGCAATAGAGCACTCATAGGTGTCTAATGGTTTGACAGATGTCTGTTTAGTCTTCACATCCACTGTCTTACCGTTGCACAGGATGAGGTCATACTCGTATGTGTTGGCTAACACACCGCCCATAACCTGTTGAGCGATAGCTTCACCTATGAAGCCAGCAATGTTGCCAGCCCCACGGGTGATGCTGTTACGCAGCTTACCCATCTCTGCAGCTTTGTCTCTTGCAGTGACGAGCATGTCGCCAGTAACAACAACTTCAATCACTTTTTACCACCTATCAAGTTCATATCACCGATGTAGATTTTGACGAACGGTAGCAGGATGATGATGCCGATGAAGGCAAACAAACCATTGTCAATCTCGTCAGTGTCAGCGATGTGGCAGATGTCTTGGTTGAATTCAATGTCAAGGCCGATGCCTTGTCGCAGTTCGATGAGTAACATTA